GGTGTGCCAGTTGTAAAGCATGGTGAAAACGGTCATTTAAGGCAGAAAGGAAAGATATCCGAATTGGCTTGTGGTTTCGGCGGATCGGTTGGAGCCATGAAAGCGATGGGAGCAGATTCTCTCGGCTTATCCGATACGGAACTGAAACAGATCGTAACTGACTGGCGTGAGGCTTCACCGCATATTACAGGACTCTGGTGGGCGGTAGATAGAGCTGTAAAAAAGGCAGTCAAAGAAAAAACAGCAACGAAAACACACGGACTGCTATTTTCCTATGAGGCAGGGTTTCTGTTCATAAGGCTGCCAAGCGGAAGATGTCTTGCTTATGCTAAACCCTACATCGGTAAGAATAAATTCGGCGGTGAATCTGTTACATATATGGGCATTAATGCTCAGAAAAAATGGGACAGGCTTGAAAGCTATGGACCGAAATTTGTAGAGAACTGCGTCCAAGGAATTGCAAGAGATCTGCTGATGTATTCCATGCAGACACTATCACAATACTTCATTGTCGGTCATATTCACGATGAAATAATTATCGAATGCCCAAAAGATACAAAGCTGGATGAGATCTGTCAGCAGATGGCGAGAACGCCAGACTGGGCAAAGGGACTGCTGCTTCGGGCAGACGGATATGAATGCAGCTTTTACAAGAAAGATTAGGAGGATTCCATATGTTTTACATCAAAGAAAATCTGAATGACACCACCAGTATCTCCGTGGAGATCAACAATGAAAACGTATACTGCCGCTGCCCGCAGTGCAGTGCAGAAGTGCCGGTTGATCTGAGTATCTTCTGGACAGCAGAAAACTTTGACATTTTCAGCAGTGCCGTTTACTGCGATGCCTGCACACTGAAGCGGCTGAAAGGAGCACTGCATGAATCTGTATAACGCTGAGGGGTACATTGATCTCACTGCTTATGAGGCACTGAGCCGTATTGAACGAGAGGAACGCAAGGCGAAAAAGGCTGCCGCTTATCGACCGATGGTATACATTTGTTCTCCCTATTCCCATGGCTGCATCAACGACAATATCGAAAACGCCAGACGGTACAGCCGCTTTGCCGTAGATACCCACTATGTTCCTATCGCTCCCCATTTGCTGTTTCCGCAGTTCATGGATGACAGTCTGGGTGAAGATCGTCAGACAGCGATGTTCATGAATTTGGTACTGCTGTCAAAGTGTGCCCAGCTGTGGGTGTTTGGCTCTGTGCGGTCGGAGGGTATGCAGCAGGAAATCAAATGGGCGAAGCGGCGGCATATGACCATTCGGTATTTTACAGAAGAACTGGAGGAAATAGAATGAAATTTACGCTCTATACAGCAAACTGTACCGGCAATGAAAAGAATATCCTTTATCCCAACCAAAAGGTCATTACTTCAGAAGCGGACTTGAAAAAAGCCGTTGTCTACGATCATGTCTGTGCTCAGTATGAGAATTTTGCCCGCAGTGACGCTAATTTCCTGCTGTCTGATGTAGTACCCATGGATTGTGACAACGACCATTCAGATGACCCGAAAGACTGGATCACACAGGAAAAACTGGCAAGTTTCCTCAGTGATGTTGCATTTGCAGTAACCTACAGCCGTCATCATATGCTGGCGAAAGGGAATAAATCCGCAAGACCACGTTTTCATGTATTTTTTCCGACAGCACCCTGCAACGATGCAAATTCTCATAAGGCGATAAAGCAGAAAATCCATAAGGAACTGCCGTTCTTCGACGGCAATGCACTGGATGCCTCACGTTTTCTTTTTGGCTGTCCGAGTGATGTTGTATGGCATGAAGGCAGTCTTTCCATTGAGGATTGGCTTACACTGATGAAGTCAAATCGTAACATTCCGCAGGGACAGCGAAACAGCACAATGTCTCGCATGGCTGGAAAGCTGGTCAAGCGTTTTGGTGTGACTGAGGAAAGTTATCAGAAATTTCTGGAAAAAGCCGCAGAATGCGAACCACCGCTACCGGATGAAGAACTGGAAGCAATCTGGCACAGTGCCTGCAAATTCGGCAAAAAAGTAACTTCTCAGGAAGGATATATTTCTCCCGAAGCATATGGCAAACAATCCCTGATTCCCGATGATTTTTCGGATGTTGGAGAGGCTCGCACATTTGTAGAAGGCTTTTCAGATGAGGTGGCGTTTACTATTGCGACCGATTATCTTCGCTACAACGGAACCTACTGGGAGGAGTCAGAGCACGCTGTCACCCTTGCTATGATCGAACATACAGACATACAGCTGGCAGAGGCGGAAAAGCAGGTGGAAGCATCCCTTCTGAAACTAGAAAGCCTCGGTGTTGCAAGAGATGCAGCAATCAATGGCGGCAAAAAGTTTCGGGATAGTCTGGACGAGGAACAGACCGCCGCATACAAAGAGTATCAGTACTATGCCGCTTTCAAGGCATTCGTGATGAAATACCGCCATGTTCGCAGTATGACCAATGCATTGGATGCCGCAAAGCCTCTGGTTCTCCACAATCCCGAAGCTCTCGACAGCAATCCCATGCTCTTGAATACCCCCGGAGGCACGTATTATCTGCCCGAAGGATTGAATGGCTGGAAGCCCACAGACCCTGCCGACCTCTTAACGAAAGTGACGGCGGTCGTTCCGAGCAATGAAGGCGAAGAACTCTGGAATGATGCGTTGCAGGTGTTCTTCTGCGGTGACCAAAGCCTGATTGACTATGTGCAGATGATTTGCGGACTTTGTATTGTGGGTAAGGTGTATTTGGAGGCGATGATTATTGCCTACGGTGACGGACGAAACGGCAAGAGTACGTTCTGGAATGTCATTTACAAGGTTCTGGGAAGTTACAGCGGTAACATTTCAGCGGACGCACTGACCGTCAATTGCAAGAGAAACGTGAAGCCGGAGATGGCGGAACTGAAAGGAAAACGGATGATTATTGCGGCAGAATTGCAAGAAGGGATGCGGCTGAATACCAGCGTGGTGAAACAGCTGTGCTCGACCGACCCGATTTTTGCCGAGAAGAAATTCAAAGCACCATTCCACTTTGAACCATCTCATACTTTGGTGCTGTATACCAATCATCTTCCAAAGGTCGGTGCATCGGATGATGGCACATGGCGGAGATTGATTGTCATTCCGTTTCACGCAAAAATTCAAGGCTCTAAGGACATCAAAAACTACACGCAGCATCTTGTGGATAACGCAGGCGGTGCAGTGCTTTCCTGGCTGATTGAGGGTGCAAGAAAGGTGATTGCGGCAAACTATCAGATCAACAGACCGCAGTGTGTTTTAGATGCAATCGGAGCCTATCGGGAAGGCAATGACTGGCTTGGAAACTTCATCAATGAATGCTGTATCGTGAATAGAAGCTATCAGGAGAAATCCGGTGAACTTTACAACAACTACAGAGAATACTGCATTGAAAATGGTGAATACATCCGCAGTACCTCTGATTTTTATGCGGCTCTGGAACAGGCAGGATACAAGAGAAAAAAGATGAGGGATGGTAAATACATCATTGGAATTCAATTGACTTATGGCATCCTCGACTAACTTGACCGGCACAAAAATACGAAAAAAGCCCCAAAAATCGGGAGTGTGCCGGTGTAAGCCGGTCATATACAGTCTTTACGCAGGCGAGAAAAAAAGTAAAAATTTCTTCTATATATAAGGCTTGTAAATGACCGGCTACGAGCGGCACAATTCCCATATTGCGTACTTTTTAGGAGGAAACATTATGTGGATCAAGAAAAATAATCTTTTGGTTAACCTTGAAAAATTTGATGCACTCTATCAGGACACATTACATCCTGAAAATCTTGTGATTATGACCGATAGGAAAAAAAGAACTCTTGCCAAAATAGATGATGTCCCAAGGGTTCTTGATGAAATAACTGAAGCTATGAAAAATGGTGAAAGTGTGTATGTACTCCCATGCTAGAAAAAATCATTGAAGAAAAACTCAAAAAGGCAGTAAAGCAAAATGGCGGTGTGTGCTGGAAATTCACGTCTCCCGGAACGGCAGGAGTTCCAGACCGCATTGTATTGATGCCTGGCGGCAGGATCGCTTTTGTGGAAGTGAAAGCACCCGGAGAGAAACCCAGACCGCTTCAACTTTCCCGGCATAAACTTCTGAGGCGATTGGGTTTTCTGGTTTATGTCTTGGATGCTTGTGAGGGCATCGAAAAAATCATCTCGGAGGTGAAAAGCGATGGAACTACATGATTATCAGAAATATGCTGTTCGCTTTATCGAAGAACATCCAATTGCAGCACTTTTTCTGGACATGGGACTTGGTAAGACGATTACAACACTGACCGCAATCCACAATTTGATGTTTGATTTGTTTGTGGTTAGAAAGGTTCTGATTATTGCACCGCTGCGAGTTGCACGGGATACCTGGTCTGCTGAAATCGAAAAGTGGGAGCACTTAAAACCGCTACGATACAGCGTTGCAGTCGGAACGGCAGAAGAACGCATTGCAGCTTTGAAGGCAGATGCCGACATCTACATCATCAATCGTGAAAATGTGGACTGGCTTGTCAGCAATACCGCCTTTGACTATGACATGGTTGTGATTGATGAACTGTCCAGTTTCAAGAACCACCAAAGCAAACGCTTCAAGGCACTGATGAAAGTTCGACCGAACGTGAAAAGAATCGTAGGTTTGACAGGCACTCCTGCCAGTAATGGTTTTATGGATTTATGGGCGGAATTTCGTCTGCTGGATATGGGGCAGCGGCTCGGCAGATTCATCGGGCAGTACCGGAACGCCTACTTCAAGCCCGATAAGCAGAACGGCTATATCGTGTATTCCTACAAATCCCTGCCCGATGCCGAAGAACGGATCTACGAAAAAATATCGGACATCACCGTTTCGATGAAAGCAGTTGACCACCTGCACATGCCGGAATTGCTTTCCAACGAATATCCCGTGCAGCTGTCCGACATGGAGCAAGAAACCTACAAGCGGTTCAAGTCTGAATTGATTCTGGAGATGCAGGATATAGAAATCACTGCTGCCAACGCTGCCGCCCTCAGCAACAAACTTTCCCAACTGGCGAATGGAGCGGTGTATGACGACACCGGAGCAGTGATTCCCATTCACAGCCGAAAGCTGGATGCACTGGAAGACCTAATAGAAGCTGCCAACGGCAAACCCGTTCTGGTGGCATACTGGTTCAAGCATGATTTGGAGCGGATTCAAGAGCGACTGCGAAAGCTGAATGTTTCCTATCAGGAAATCCAGTCCTCTGACAGTATTCGGAACTGGAACGCCGGAAAGCTGCAAGTTGGTCTGCTACATCCTGCCGCTGCTGGTCATGGCTTGAACTTGCAGGCAGGCGGCAATGTGTTGGTGTGGTTTGGACTGACCTGGAGTCTGGAGCTCTACCAGCAGACCAACGCCAGACTGTGGCGGCAGGGGCAGCAATCGGAAACGGTTGTCATTCAGCATCTCATCACCAAGGGTACGATTGACGAACGTATCTTGAAAGCCCTGACTCGAAAGGAACAAACCCAGACCGCTTTGATGCAGGCAGTCAAAGCAGAACTTGGAGGTAGCAGATGAATATCATTTGGCAGTACTTAGACAAACGGAGTGCCGCTGTAAACGCACTGAAGGATTACAGCAGCATGGCTTACATCCTTGCACACACAGACGAAGAAATCGCACAGGTGCATGAAGACACCACAACCCTTGGCAGTCCGGCATTTACAGATATGCCGGGCGGCAGTCCGAACCCGCAGTCCGGCGAAATGCGAATTATCACTGCCATTGACGAAATCGATGTGCTGCGGGAACGGTATCGTCAGGCAAAGGAATACATGGAATGGTTTCAGCCTGCATGGGACAGTCTGTCGGAGGATGAACGGTATGTGCTGGAACAGTTCTATTGGCGGGAAGATCAAAACATTTATACCATTTGCGAGCACTTCGGTATTGAGCGTTCTTCTGCATACAACAAAAAGAATCGTGCCGTACAACACTTGACGTTGCTTCTCTATGGTAAGGCATGAGTAAAATTGAGGATGACTTTTGCAAAAAGGTGTGATATAATAATATCATAGAAAACTGACCGAAAGCCCTGTGGTGTTCCACATGGGCTTTCGTTGTATCCGGAGGTGAACCTTATGCCGAGGAAGGCACTGAAACCATGTAAGCACCCCGGCTGTCCCAATCTGACAGACGGTTTGTATTGTGCGGAGCATCAGTTCCTGCATCCAGACCGACCGTCTGCCGCCAAGCGTGGATACGGCAGCAGGTGGCAGAGACTCAGCAAGGCGTACCTCCGCAGGCATCCCTTGTGTGTGCGTTGCAAGGCACAGGGACGGTTCACGGCATCGACCGTGGTCGACCATATCATTCCTCACCGTGGTGATCCGCATCTGATGTGGGATGAAAGCAACTGGCAGGCGTTATGCAAGTCCTGCCATGACCACAAGACATGGACGGAAGACCGAAATCCTGTCTATCGGTATTGATTGTGTCTGAAATGCTGTCGGTGGGGGGATAAAAATCGCTAATTGTGAATTTTTTACAGACCGGCGTTCCCTCTCACACACAAAAACCAAGGTTCAAACGGGGGATTAACCCCGAAAATATGCAAACAAGCCGAAACCTACGCAGTTTCGGCTATTTTTCTCTCAAAAAGGAAGGTGAAATCAGATGGCAAAGGACGGTACAAGAAGAGGCGGCAGACGAGTTCGTGCAGGCGATAAGCCGAAAGCCCTCTCCGACAAAATCGCAGAGGGTAAGGATGCAGATATTATGGAGTTTCATGCTCCGGAATTGGATGCAGCTGATCTGGACGATGCCGCTGATTTGACCGGTGCGGATATGCCAAGCCCCAGTGCATACTTGTCTGCCCAGCAGAAGAACGGAA